GTTCCGAATCGTATTTCTAACTCTGGAATGCCATCAGTCTTGTCTGTGATACCTTCTAAATATTGTTTTACCATACTTGAAAACTCTGATTGCTTCGCCGACGCACTATCAGATGCTGAAAGCGAACCTCTTTCGCGATTTCTCGGCATTATATATATGAATAGGATATATTATTTATACATTAATTCATATATATACTTCAATTTTATACATATCGACAGATCGCTTCATATAATTCCGGTTTTGTTTTACGTTTTTCGGTTCCAATCGAACCAAATTTCCCTGGAAAAATATTCACAACTGGTAGGTTGAGTTTTTCAGAAATATCGATCAGGTCTTGTAATTTGTATGCTGAAATGGGGCGAATCGGCGCAGATATACTTTCCATGCGCCAATAGTTGGCACGTACATACGCAATATATTTCATGGATATAGGATCAGGGGGCATATATAAGAGGTACTTTCCCTTTATTTTTTCAAGAATGAAGGGGGTGCCGCTGCCGCTGCCGCTGCCGCTGCTTACATCATAATACTTGCGATCTTGAATAATATACAAGGAAAGTGATTTACATATTGCCACCGCGTGTAGTGTTTCTAATGTAATGAATGGCTTATGAACCAACGTATCTTCAGTTGAACTCAGTTTCACTTTATTTGCCTTCAAAATAGTCTTATTGTCTCGTAGGAATTCGATGAGTTCAAACTTGAAACGATTTGACTCAATATAATGGTTTTCGATCATTTCGTATTTTTCAACTCCATATAACATAATATACAACGACCATAATATAGAATCTGTATTCGCTGTTTCATTCGTGCGTGTATTATTGTACGCATATTGTTTGATGTCATTTGGTTGAAAGACCGTAATTTCAACTGTAGGTGATGATGCTTCGCTCTCGCTCTCGGTCGACGACGACGACGACGACGTATTTATTTCAGACGAGTCCGAATCGCTATCTTCTTTCTTTTTAAGAAACATCGGTTCAGGAAGTAGTGCCTGTATTATTATATTTTCAGGTTGTTTACTCTTTTCCCGGTCCCGTTCGCATCCTACTACACGTCGTGCGATATCATAACATACTATATTTCCGCCTTCAAAATTTTCTTTACTGAACGAATACGAATTATAGAGACAAGGAATGATACCTGTCATCGTGTGGCTATTCTATTATATCGAGTTATCTTTATGCGTTTTATTTGTCAAAAAATTCTTTTGTGAGACTTTGTTTCTGCTCTTCAATTTCATTCAACTGTTTTTCTTGATGAATTACGTATTTCATATATTCGTATAACTCTTGTAACAATACGGTGTTCAATCTGGAAATATTCACAAACACGCCATTTTTATTCTCGTTGATTTGCGTGTGTTTTGAATGTAAAATTCGCAAAATCTCGATTTGATGTACAACCGGCATATTTTCAATACCTTCTTTCAAAGACATTAAATAATTTGTTTTTGTTTCTACATGTTGCGCAATCGTTTGAATTTCATTCATCGCACTAAGGCTCGCAATCGCAGCAGTGGTTGTATTTGATGAATAAAAAGAGCCGGAGCCCGATGACGTGGAACTGGAACTGGAACTCGACAACATTTTACAATACATAATAATAAAACTTTATACTCTTTCGGAATGTCACGGGTTTTCGGCGTTCATCAGCATCGCGACGATTGTAACATGTGTGTCATTTAATACAAACCTTCGTCCGATAATTTTAACCGTAAGGACGTCATGTTCTTCAACACGTGAGAATAATTCGCGTGACGAAGCATGCATATCGCGCGAAAGAAACACTTCGATCGGTGATACATGACCATTTTCTAAATATCTGGCACCAGCACGTATTCCAGCCTGCGTTATTGTTTTCGCAATACATTTGATGACGGCATGCTCGTCCGGAAAACATACAAGACAGTCGGCACTAATATCGAATAACACATTCGCCGCAGATAATCTTCCAGACGAGTATGATGCGATTGAAATGGAGTTGGGACATATATATCCTTCGATCGAGCACCGCCCTTCGACCATCTTGGCGAGTTCATTTCTCAGTATTTGTGTCAGAACTGCGTTGTTTGTGATTTTATAGAATGGTAATGATACCGTACGACGAATTTGACGCTTTACAAAGAGTTCGGGATCGCAGTAGTATGTCATTGCCGGTTCATGAGGTATAATTTCCACCTGGCTCGATAAGATATCGTTACATGGCGACTGTGGTTCATCTTTCTTTATAGAGTCTCCGCTTCCAGTTCCACTTCCAGTTCCGTCGCCGCTGCTGCTGCTGCTGCTGCTGCTTGTTGCTTTTTTTGGTCTTGGACGTATTACTTTGATTGGTCGTTTTGTATTCTCTGCCGATACACATTGAGAAGCCATTACTACGAACGACGATGACTATATGAATTATAATATTATGTTTATATCTGTATCAATTTTATTTCGTTTATCGTTTATCGTTTATCGTTTACGATAGAAATCAGATATAGTTACATAGTACGAGGTCATACGTATTCGCACTCACAATTGAATCAACGATTTGAAGTGGTTTGCCACAGCCAAATATAAGCCCATCATTCACGAGTTTATCGCATACTTCTTTACTCGCATGAGGATCGATTGGTTGTAATGTGTTTTTATATACTCCATGACGCAATATCCGACAATTAAAGTCTTTGTGCGCAATCACAAACGGTTCTTGACAGTGAATACATGTGAAGATATGATCCATGTAGGGCTTACTTTATATATACGCTTACAATAAAGCAAGCCTATATACGATAATTATAAATACATACCCACCGTATTTACACCAACTCCGCAATCACCGAAATCGCATCATCTCCGATCTCGAATCTCTGTCCGATGACTCTCACGCGGATTTCTTCTTCTTCTTGAAGACGCGTAAAATCTGCGCGGTCATAGTGATGATCACGCGCAATAAATACGACGACCGGACTTTTGGGTTCGTTAAGTGTCGCACGAATACCCGCCAAACTAATATTTTTAATCACACATGAAAAGACCACGCCTTCGACGAGAGAACATGATTCACATTCATAGACAACTTCGAAAATTGCGTTCTTTCCGTGAAGATAACCGTTGGAATACGTAAGAATCTTCACACTCCCTGGGCGAATGAATCCTTCCGCCATACATTTTCCTTCCACGATTTTTGAGAGAATATGCTCGAGTGTATCTTTAACATTACGCCCAATAATACGGAATGGAATTTCTAATTTGCGGGTCAGTAATATTGTCGTATAAATTCCTAATTTGGGCGACGCCGTTGTCGGTTGATTTGACAACCTACCATACCGTGAAATACTTGCGGTTGATCTGACTTTTTCACTTTGATTCATTTTATATCGCTATCGCTATCGTTATTGTCCTAATATATCATTATACTTTATTTCTCTATATGTAATCTCTCGATATCGCACAATAAAGCCTCGCATGGTGTGAAAAACCATTTACGTCCGCCAACGGCTTTCCGGTCAAACGTTCGCAATAAAAACTCCTGAAATACACATAATTCTTTCTGAGTTCGAACCTTTGTATTTTCAGCAGTAAGCTTATATTCATCGCGTTGAGTCGCCGGATTCAAAGACAATACCGTATTTATAATAGATATTGCGTCGGTTTTACCCGATTGGTCGCATCGTGCGCCCTTGTCGCGTTTCTTCGACATCACCTTCACCTTAAATACTAAGTATTCCATCTTGAATAATGAAATAAACCCGATAATCATATTCATTTTTTGGATTTGTTTTGTTTGTACTTCGGCTAAAAGTAAAGAGAAATCTCGTTCATCTTCTGGTTCGGCGGATACCCATTCGTGAGTCTCGAACCGGAGGACAACGAGTTCAAATAATTCTTTCTTTGCCTTATTGAACAATAGCATTCCTTTATCTTCTAGTGCGGCGGCACCAGCGGCACCAGCGGCACCGGCAGCAGCAGCGGCTCTTCGTCCCACTAATGGTCGGTGTATTACCTGTCGAGAGTAGTATTGTAAGATCATACGTTCAAATGGTGTGAGGAGATGTATTCCGCCACCGCCCGCGCTACCAGATGTAATTTCCATCGACCGGTTATTCTTTCGAAATAAATGGTTTAACAGATTCTTTGATTCTTCGAATGATAGATGCTCGACCAGATTTGCGATGACAAGTTCATGAAGCTCTTCTCTCGAGATTTGAAATTCGGCTGTTTGAGAGATTTGATCGATGACCTTTCCACAATAAAAATACCACTCATCCTGGTCTTTTGTCGGTTTTTCATAGACAGTATTACATCTCTCGAACGTATTCGACAACATCGCAAGTATTTCTTCTACAGGATGATCTTCTTCGAGAGATTCACCCTCTGATAAAATAACACCGGTATCATCCGGAGCTGCCGCCCCAAGCGAAGATGTATGCGCCATTTCAGGTATTGGCCTATTCGATGTTAGTTTTTCAACCACCTTCTTATTCGGAACAACTGCCGCACCCATTCCTGTGGGAGCCAACGACGGTTTCGGCAGAATACCCAAATAATCCTCTGTTATATTTTCTGGAAGAGGATATTCTATTGCGGTATGTTTGTAAGGGACAGGCGTACTGCGTTCATGAATACTAATACGCTTATCGGTAAGTTCGATAGGCTGGAATAAGTAATAGTCACCCACGTTTATAATGCGGCCAAGACGTCCATATTTATCATTTACATACTCGTTTGAATCAGTCACCATTTGTGTAAGTGCCAAATTAATTTGCGCAATCGGATATTTACGAATCGCATTTACGTGTGCGATGATTCCGTTGGGGCCCGTCTTCTTATAGAAAAATGCGTCCTTGTATAAATCGCGTATTTTATGAATAATTTTATCGATGTTCATCGACATGAATTTTTCATTAAACGTATCGAGGCGGACATCGCTTTTGCGTTCGTGGGACCCTCTTGCCTTACCGTCGTTGCCGCTGTCACCGTCACCGTCACCGTCACCGTCGCTGTCGCTGTCGTCGTCGACCCCATATAAATCAGTTTGCTCTTGAATCGGTCGTCCATTAGAAAAAGTCGGACGACAAACATACTCACACCGTTCCATATAATCACATAATGCGGAGTATGGGCGCGCACCAACCTGATAGTTTATTTGTTTGCGTGACGAGAGATTTTGCCGAACAACTTGATTCAATTGTGCGGCGGTTTGGGTATTATGTTGAACATTCAGAAGACAATCCACCGCTGATGTGCGAAGAAGGCGAGAGACTGCGCCGATTTTTACTGCTTTAAATTCCGAGAGACGGTACAAATAAAGGTCGATTGCCTCGATATCTGGGTTTGTTAATGTTGTTCCATATAAATACAATTCCACGTTTCTCTGTGAAAATGGCAGACGCTTATGACTACAATTGCGGATAGCACGCCCTATAATTTGTTCGAGTAAGTTCATGTTATACCACGGCTCCAAAATATGGACTTGGCGAATGTTTTTAAAATCAAGACCTTCACTACCCGCAACCGATATAATAACGACCTTTACATTTTCGCCGTTTGTGTTATTTTCACTCGTTAGAGCTTTTAATTCATGTAAATTATCCGGCGAAATCGTGGGGTCACCAGTGATAACAGAATATCGCGCTGGACGAAATGGCTGATCCGGGTACTGTGCTTGATGTTGGCGCTGTGGAAGCATCGTGATCGAATCGATATTTTGTGTTGGCTTGCTACGAAACAACGACGAATTTCCACCAGCAACACTATACCGTGTAAATCCGAGCTCTTCTAATGCGAGAGCAATCGGGACAACGCCGCCATCAATATACTGGCTGTAAATAAGAATAATGCCTTCACTTACAATAACCTTATCTGTTATGTTTTTAATTTTAGCAGAATACCGTCCAATATTCTCTGGTGCGAAGATCCGAGATGATGCCTTTGTAGTTGTTTCACCGCGTGGCAGTTTAAACGCACGGGTAAATTCCGGGCGATATTCGAAATTCAACCGCATCGGTGGATTGCCAACCTCCTCATACGACATGATGTGGCGTAATCCTTCCTTTCCAATACAAGCCGCGATATCAAATTCGTCGTTGGGGTCGTTCATGTATTCGATGAGAGATGGATGTGGATATACGATATTCAAGGCTTCGAGTGGTTTTTGAACTACAGCATAACCAATCGTGTCCATATTTTCAAATGACGGGAAATCCGCGGATTCGACTAATGTGGTTTCGTCGATTACGGCGGCGCCTTCGCCTGCTCCTGCTCCTGCTCGTGCTCCTGCTTCCGCTTCTTTGCCTTTGCCTTTGCCTTTGCCTTTGCCTTTGCCTGACGATTCCGTTGCCGCCGCCGCCGCCGCCGCTTTTTTCCTTCGAGCCATCGCAGTTTTCTTGTAAATATACATCGCCTTCATGTCGCTAATAATAAATCGATATGCTGACTCTTGAATGTCGCCTGCCTGTGTCATATAAACATCAATATGTTCGATCGGTTGGTCAATATGACGTCCGTTCAATTGAGTACGGGGATATCCCACCGCACCCGCAGCCGCACCCGCGTCGCCATGAAGTCGTGCGAGCAGCGAGAATTCCGGTGAATGTTCTCTCGGATAAATCCGATACGGAAATGTATATGGATTTTCACCCCGAACGAATGAAACATAACCGGTTGCTTTACGAATAAGAAGGTCCTTCCCGATCTCTCGACCATCCGCATCTACGCGGAAATTACCGTGGTCATCAAAAACATCCGCAATATCGATTGTCGCACGACGGTCATTCAAGTTCATCAGGTTAATCAACCAGACGATTTCCTTGTAGCTATTATACATCGGTGTTCCAGACAGCAATAAAAGCCGCACATTATTTACCTTCTGGACAATCTGAAACAATATCTTCGCCACGCGCTTATCACGATTATCATCAGTAATACGGATATTATGTACTTCGTCAATAATAATAAGTGTATTCGCGAATAATTTGCGCAGCTTTGCTACAGAAAGGGTTTCGATCGCAAGTGTCTCCATTTCAGCCGCTTTTGCGAGTTCGGCCGCTGATTTACGCCCTTTTTTTGCGGTTGCGGTGGCGGTAGCAACGGATGCGGCACTCGACGACAGAGCAGCTCCTGGCACCCCTTTACGACGTACCTCTTGTATCACGGCGTCATCTTGCGAAATGCCGATACTTGATGCGTGCGTTCGCGCATAATTCGCGAATTCATTATACCCGAAAAATAAATAGTGTGATGAAATAAGTCGTCGTATCTGTTTGATAATCTTTTCACGCGTCAGCCCTTTCATATTCATGGGGTTGATTTCTTTAATGAATTTATTCCCTGTACATGCGCGTATATTCCATACACCCGGCTCAATCTCTCGGAGTTCACGTTCATCAAAGAGCTGAAGCCGGAAGTTTTCCTGAACATTCGGTGATGCGATCACGATAATCTGTTGGGTTATTCCCATCTGTTTCATATAATCCCGCATTTCTTCAGCAACACTAATCGCAGAACACGTCTTTCCAGTCCCTAGACCATGATACAACAACAAACTATTGTATGGCGTTTCCACCGAAAGAAAATTCCGCACGAATTGCTGGTTGGGCGCCAATTCAATCTGCGCATTACACAAAATCTCACCCTCTTCTTCCACATTTTTCGTATTATCTACATCCATCTTGGTGTCAAAGAATTCTTTTCGAAGGGCGATTTTAGTATTAAAATTTGGGTCATTCAGGGTCGGATAAAGTCCGGATAATGCGGCGGCAGCGGTGGCGTCGTCCGTATCACTATCGCCATCCGCCGGCAAAACCCCTATATCATGAATTGTCATCTCTCGTTCAAGAAGTTCTTTTTTAAGCAGGAGCTTGTTGAATTCCTTACTAAATGGATTGTTGAGTTCTTCCGGTTTCAGACGTCTGCGCCCTTCTTCGAGATCGCGTTTCATAGCCGCAATCGTGGTTTTAGGATTTGAAATAATTGGATTTACAACAAGACCGCCCGAAGCGCCGACAGCCTTTGATTTGGGTTTTATTGTCCGTACTTTTTTTATAGCTTCACCCGAAATTGGCGGCGCATCTTCTGGCATTATTGCCAACGCAGCCGCCGCAACCGAAGCAACCGGCGGATTTTGTTCCGGCGCCGCTGATGGCCCAGTAATACTGATTTCTATTGGTACATTTTCTTGTTCTTCAGCCATAATTGCGCCTTTTCTCTTATGTATCGTATCTATTATTTTATATTATGATTTGGCCCTTTATATAATTACACGAAATAAAAAGAATACCATGTTAAAATATCTGATAGCGGGATAATATGTTATTGATTTTATGAACAATACCAATTTTTTCTAAATTGTAAGGTCGTATTGTTTCAATACATTCGTCAAAGGTCATCCATTTCATGAGACCGACCTCCATAATATCGTGCGCCTTTTTCGGTTTCTTATCTAAATCCACCATCGCAAGAAAATACTTCTGTTTATAACACTTCATATCTGAACCCATGAATATTTCTTCGAATGGCGCGATGTTTTGTATCACATTATCGTTACAGATATCATAACCCGTCTCTTCTAGACATTCTCGTAAGGCACATGGAAGGTCTTTTTCATTATAATTGCGGCGACCCTTCGGAAATCCCCATTCGGTTTCGGTCCAACGTGTCGTCGATTCTTCAATAAATTGATGAAGCGTCTTTACACGCCCGTCCTTTGTTCGTATTCCACCCAGAACCTGACGATATTTTTCAAACGAAATATGCTCTTCATTTTTATACTGACTTCCTCGCGTATATTCCCCCCATAATAATCTCCATAATTGTTCGAAGGTAAGACGCAACAAATTTGCCTTTTCAGAGATTGTCATCTCGTCAATAATGCGCTGAATATATGCCTCGTCGTTTAGCGAATATTTCCCACGAACAAAATCGACGAACCCGAATGAATCACGCCGACGTATCATAAGAAATTCCGGCCCGGATTCACCACAACGAAACGCAATTATACCTATGCTTGTAATAGGTGCGCGGCAATTGTTATACACATGATTCGTTCGGTTACAATTGTTACAAAAATACTTGTTTGAATCTCCACTGACGGTACCTGTCCCTGTCCCTGTCCCTGTCCCTGTCCCTGTCGATGTCGACGCCGATGATGATGACGCCGCCGCTGACGCAGATGCCGATGCCGACGTTTTTGTTCTTTTATTTCGCAACACACTAATTTCTAGATAAGACAACGCAGATTTAGGATTATTTATTTTTTGTACATCATCCTCTTCTATGATAAAATTTTCCTCCATTCTTTTGAAATCGCTTATCGTAGTTCTATGGTTGTTTTTATGTCGTTTCATTATAAGCAAGCGATGCTTAAGCTCGACGCGAAAATATGGGGGCCTCATTACTGGTTTGTACTGATGACGGTTGCGGTAAATTACCCCGACCATGTAAATGATGTCACGCGTAAAAAATACTATGATTTCATCCAGAATTTCTCGATGCTTATTCCCGAACCAGAAATGTCGGCAGAGTTCGACCGAATGTTGGGGAAATATCCGGTAACGCCGTATTTAGACAGTCGCGATTCTTTTATTCGCTGGGTTCATTTCGTCCACAATCGCTATAACGTTCTCTTGATGAAGGACGAGGTGAGCCTACATGATGCTCTCGAGAGATATTATTTACATTATCGTCCACGGTCGGTCCAAATCCTAGAAGAACTTAAGTATCGAGAGAAGCTCGTCTATTTGTTATTATTGGCGGGTTTGGGGTATGCGGCGTATTATTATCATAATCGATAGCGAAATATTCGAGACTATATATAAGTTATTAAACCCAAGTCGAAACTCTGAATAAATGGTAAAAACCGAATACATCGTATTTATAATTACAGCGGTTCTTATCGTGAATACATACTATGATGGTCAGCCGTTGAAAATGTTTCAAAGCAATCAGAAGTGGATTAAGATGGCGACATTCGGGTTTATAGGTCTCTCACTCTTCCTATTTTTACGCCGCAATCCGGAAAACTCTAGGCAATTGTTATTTCATGCGAACGATATCATCAAGTATATGCCGATAAGTAAAGGCACCGCAGATATGATAACGCCGTTTTTTGATATGACGGGGCGTTCCGCGGGGGGTCCGCCCCCCCACGACGGTGGTGCGATAGGCGGAGCGATGGGCGGAGCGATAGGCGGAGCGATGAGTAGTGCTGTCGGAACACCCAGCGCAAGAACCGCGCAACCAATAGCACAGCCGTCGTGGGGGGGCGGAACCCCCGCTGAGAAACGGTTGCTCAACTCCGGCAAAAACTCTAGCAAGCGTAGTGTTAGTGAAACGAAGAAAAAGTATGTCGCCGCGCAACAGGGGTGGAAATGCGGGGATTGTCAGCGTCAGCTTCCCGCTTGGTTCGAAGTGGACCACGTGATTGCCTTAGAACATGGCGGTTCCAACCACATCGATAATTTAGTCGCTTTATGCCGAGACTGTCATGGAAAAAAGACCGCGATGTCGTTTTTGTAATATCGTAGTGACCATCACATTTTTATATCCTATAATAATAACTGGGTGTTGTTCATATAGGATATAAAAGAAAGAAATGTCCGCCATGGATTTATTGCGAGCGACGACGGCAGCAGCCGATACGATAAATAAAATAGACAGCGAAGACGGTAAAAAAGAATATAATGCGGTTGAGACGGTCCAAGAAGCATTCCATATTAAAAAGTTGTTGGATTATCTTCCAATTATTGTTCTCGTTCTAATCGTATTTATTAGCATCGTTTCATCTGATCTACTAAAAGATAATTGGCATGTTTTCGCAACACTCGTCATCGCATTTGTTTTTGTTTCATTTATTCACTATTTTACTCCATCAAAAATGTTAGAACTCGAAAATAGTAGCATACCTCCCGCATTTATGCCAAAGCTTGCCAACACTATCGATTTTTCAAGCCTCAATAAGTTTTATTATGGTATTGGCATCGCAGTATTGGGTTTCGGTATCGCACTCGGATTTTCCAGTATTCATGTATCTAGAAGAAGCACCGATTACGACCCGTCGTCAGGTCTCATTACTGTTGGTTCGCTATTATTGATTCCCGGATTTTTCTATTTTTTACTGATCGCGTTCAAATACATTCCAGTCATCGCCGATAAAATTCCTTTCGTTAAAACCTTCACACCATCGAATATACCTCTATTTATACTCTTCATTATCGCCGGTATTCCTTTGGTTGTGCGCGGAAGTGAAATGAAGAATGACCTAGATAGTAAATTAAAAGATGATAAGTTTGCGTCAGATGAATACAAAACAAGTATCGCAAATACGAGTGCCGACGCGATGTTAGGAACCGGCTTATTTTTCCAAATCGCGGTGTTTATAGCAATCGGGTATTGTTTATGGAGTTTGGTAAGTGAAGGGAAATTAACGGATATTACACCGATCTTCAAAGTAACCGCGTTGATTCTATTTTTCGGTTTGATCATCCTTTGCGCTACTTTTTTTTCTAAAAGTCTGGGTGGCCTCGGGTTTGAAAAATCACCCGAACAAAAGGAAAAAGGTTCGACATACGAGGATAAAGCGTTTTTAGTCCATGGTATCATTTATATGATTGCCGGTATTGTATTTTGCTTGATATTAATCGGGCAAGCAGAAAGGTTGAAAGTGTTCAAAGGCACGTTAGCGTTTTTGCCGATTGCGTTATTTATTTTTGTGTTGATTTCATGGGGCTTCGTGGATCAAGAAGCAAATAAAACTGTGGATATTAATGTAATCAACAAAGACAGCGTTTATTATCAGCGATTGAGACAAGAGGCGATAAAGGAAGTTCAGAAAAATTCGCCAAATACATTTGCCAATACTGGCGAATTCGAGGCAGCAGTAGATAAATCAATAAAAGAACGACTTCAAAAAATGGGAGACCAAACAAAGTCGCCGGTAAAAGCGGTTGTCGGTGTAAGCTCGTTTGTATCCATTATTATTATTGTGTTTTCTATTATTGTTTATAGCTACCGTCGATTGTTCATGAAATCTAAATATATTAATGACGACATAAAAAAGAAACTTAAAGCCGATAAAATGCTTTCAACGGATTGGGATAAAATATTAACGGAGATTGATGAAAACAAGAGTAGTGAATCAAAAACGGAAGTGCGTTTCGCCAAATGGTTTTCGCTTATCCCGTTCTTATCGGTTATTCTCATCATCTTGTGGGTGAGTGTACTTTTTACACGTGTTACGACTTCGCCAAAAACAAGCGACTGGATCGCCGGTAAATTCTCAGGTGATATGTTTCCACGGGTGAAAGAGCTCATCGACGCATTTTTTATTGTTGTTATCGTCGGTCTTTCATTATGTGCGATTTTATTGCTTCCGATGGTGAAAGAAATGAATGTGGGTGGTCTTGATTCGATGCTGAAATTCGCGGAGTCAGTTCAGGTGTGGCAATTCAAGCAAAATACGAACGCGACGCGAGGCGGCTGGATTGGTGTATCGGCGTTTATCGTTGTATTTGTGTTTGGTCTCTTGTGGTGGTGGTATTATTTGTCTAGAATAAAACCGGAGGAAGAGACAAAGACCGGCGCAACCTTACCCGTCATTCCCGATAATTGGGGGTGGGCGATCGCTTTTGTTGTCCTCCTCGCGATTTGCGCGATTCCCACCGGATATCATATCTTTTCTGATGGAATACATGAAGATTTCGAAAAGGAGTTTTGGGTTAAAAGATGGTTGCGACAGTTATTGACAATTGTCTACCTTGTCCCATGGTTGATTATCGTATTACTCCGAGCAGGTATTTACAGTATTGTGTCTTTGACCGGTATCCCCGAATTCATCATTAAACGAAACGAAGAACTTGGCAAATTGAAATTCTGGGAATGGAATGCTGGCGATATTGACCTTCGGATGTTTCCGACAGATGATAACGCACCAACACCAGCTAGTGTTACATCGGTTCATCGAGACGCCCCCGCCGCCGCCGCCGCCGCCGCCACCGCTTCCGCTACCCCAGGTGCGTCAGATACCACCGCCGGAATCAGCGAAACCAAAGTCGGTGCGATCGGTAAGCTCATCAAGGTCTTATTACTCACGATATCCTTCGTAATTCTTATTCTTGCCGTCGTGTATTACGTATATAAGATTGATGCTGAATTTGTGAATAAAGGTGCCGACACTGACACAGTCGCATCTGGCGGTATTATGGCGAATTTGAACTCACCAACCGCGCATACAATCTACGTTCTCATCGCAATCGTTGCGGTAGCCGGTGGTGTTGCGGCGCTTCGAGAGAAATTCAAGACCGCCAATAATAACAAAACACCCGAAAATTACTTATTCGATGACATGAAAACAGAAGATGAGCAAAAACCGCTCCGTCAGCTCGCATTCGGGGCAACACATATTGTATATGTAATCTTAATGGTGATTGTATGGATTTATGATCGTGAAAAGGATGACAAGGATGACAAGGAACGTATGTCGGTCACCGGAATGACAATATTAGGTCTGGCTATCCTCTTCTTTCATTACGGATTAGAATTCATCGATACGTTGAATCCCTCTAAACCGATCGGAGGAACAGAAAGCAAACCCTCGGTGGCAGATCTTTTCAAAAACATCCGCTTCATTATCAACACCGTATTTTTCATTATTTTATGTACGCTCGCGTATTATAAGCAGCATGGCGTGATGGTCGTCCTTATTTTGGCCATGTTCATATTCCATCTTACAAAATCCGTGATCGGGTTGAAAATATTGAAACTGCTATGGTTAGGCATTTTATTCATCCCATGTTTATTCCTCGACATGCTAACATCGTCACAATCTGTTGTCGGCGATACGACCCGCCCCATCTGGATTATCGTAGCAATCGAATTGCTTCTTATTGCGATCTTATATGGCGGCCCTTATCTGTTGAATTACATCGGAGCATCCGCATCACAAATCGTAGCTGCTCCTGTATCGTTGAAACAGAAGTATGACACCAATTTAAATACACAAAGCCCGCAAATTTTCATCTACCATAATACGGGTATCGACCGCACACCCGAAGACAAGGCGGCGAATTGCCCTGTCGAAGAAAAGGTTCGTTACAACTATTCGATATCTGGTTGGTTTTTCTTGAATAATGCGGTTTTGTCATCCAACGGCGATTTAGAGATATTCGATTTCGGTGGTGTTCCGCGAATGACCTATAATAAATCGACAACTGAACTTAAATTATGGTGTAATACACTCGACGTGACTGGCACTACTCCATTATCGACATCGACCTTGATATACAATTCGCGGGCAAATTACAATACGATTATTGCTGGTAAGAAAAAAGAAAGAATAGACCAAATCAGAATGATGGTAGATGATGATGAAGAGCTTGATATATCGATCCCTCTTCAAAAATGGAATTACTTCGTTGTGAATTACAACGGAAAAACGATGGATTTTTTCATCAATAACCGGCTTTTGGCTCAAAGTGATTTCATTATGCCAGATATTGCGATGAAACCGATTACGGTTGGCGACACAAGCGACAATAAAGGATTAAACGGGTCGATTTGTAATTTCGCATTTCATAAGGTCCCGCTTACGAAGGAACAGATGCGATGGACATATAACATGTTGAAATCGCAGAATCCTCCGATGATTGGAATGAAGACGATTGTGGATGAAGCCAAAGAAGCCGGAACAACAACCATCTATTCGAAGTAAATAATATATATACAATAATTATACGAAGATGAATTCAAAATTAGTTCTAGCAATAATTATCATTCTTTTATTGTTGTATGTCATTTTTAAAGCGTTGACCACAAATTATACCACTTTAGGAACGATGCAAAAGTGGTCGAATAAAACAACGCTAGTAGGTTCAAATCTACCAAGTAGTTTCAAATCAAATAGCGCCATTTCCATTTGGTTTTACATTAAGAAGTGGGTGGGGGGTGCGAAAGTCATTAGAATGTATGGTTCGGCAGTTGGTTCGGCAGGTTCTGAGATTTTCATGGTTCGGTTCAAGGCCAACACCAACACAATACAGATTTTTCCAAGAAGTGGAAGCCCTGATCCACAATACGACTGCGAAATATCCGAATTTCCTCTTCAGAAATGGGTGAATCTCATCATCAGCTTCAACGGTTCTGCGATGGATGTCTATGTTGATGGAAAACTCGTAAAATCGTGCGTTGTAAATCAGGGTTCGCGTATTCAAGAAACCCAAAGTATTGTTTTAGGCGATGATGAGGATGCGGTTAAAACAGCCGATGTAGGTTTTATCACAAATGTGAAGCTGAAAGCCGCACCTATCGCCCCGCAAGAAGCTTGGGATATTTACTCTCAAGGATTCGGTGGAAGCCCTTGGAGCGACCTCCTCAATAAATACAAGGTGAAGTTAAGCTTCATCGTTGATAATCAGGAGCAGGCAAGCGTTAGCACATAATCAACTCTTCGCATTATATATTTTATTCTGGACGCACTACAAAACAATCTATTCATTTGTATATATTGTTTTTTTGTATTAGATTATATTAGTAATAATAATAAAGGCATGAGTGAAAGCAGCGGCGACAGCGGCGGTGGATTTTTAAAAGGAATAACATCTAGCTTCTCAAAACCAAGTGATGCGGGGTTGTCTTCAGGTAGTAGCTTAAGTGGCGGTTTTGGTTTACGCGACTTCATGGAATCCAATAGTCTTGTTGCCAAATTCGCATTTATTTTGATGGTGTTTATTATATTTTACGTGGCGGTCAAACTATCGATTATCGGGTTATCTTACCTCATGCTTCCATCGATGTCGCCTTTTGTGTTGGATGGAACAGCAAATACAGAAGATATGGCGATGAATATCTCACAGGATCCTTCCAAACCAGATTCGGTCTTTATATCACGGTCGATGAATGAAGACGGTGGTTTAGAATATACATGGTCGTCATGGTTTTATATCAACCAAGTTCCTCTCCGAAAGGACAAATATTCAAGAATCTTTAGCAAAGGTGGTGAAGGAACGAAATCATCAGGTGATTCCGGTGATGGTATCTATTACCCAAATAACGCGCCAGGATTGTATATTAAATTTACAGAGACCGTCACAGATACAAACCCTGACCGCACCGATAAAGGTGTAAATGTATCGCTACTTGCGCTGGTCGATGTAAATGGTAAAAATGATGTTGAAGCAGATAAAAAGAAAAATTTACACGAGAGGCTGATCGCAACTGATATTCCTATGAAAAAGTGGGTGAATGCCGTGATTCGTGTCACAAATAACGTGATCGATTTATACATTAATGGTCGCCTCGCACAACGTCGTAAGACCGCAGGTATTCCATTACAAAATTACGGAAAGGTAAATATAGGCGAAAACAAGGCAAGCAACCGGTTTAGTGGTTATATATCGACCATTCAGTATTTCAACTATTCCGTCGGTTCCAATAAAATCAAGAGCATCGTAGATGAAGGACCGAATATGAAGATGATTACAAATACGGGAGATGCGGGATCTACAAAGAACGTTGGGTCTTATTTGTCAAATAATTGGTACGTGAGATAATATTTTTTTACATGGACATATCAGCAATACTGGTGTAAAAAAATATATAAATGACGGCTGTTGTCCCCACATGGACGCCATCATTACTACAAGATCCGATAACCGGTAATGTTTATTTTGATGGAGAATATGGCCATCGATTTAATGTATATTCACTAAACTACACAACCACATTTACACTTTTGCCCAATACATTTACATATCCAAGTACGTTGGCAGGCGTTGGCCCACGTGATACAGACATACCTGCGTCCATACTAGAAAAACGAAGCACGCTTATCGGATTTATACCACTTATTAATATTGCTTCCAACAATAGTTACTCAGATACACCTATCCGGTTTTCATTTCCAACAAATAATTACGCAGTTTCGGTCGAACGCCTAGATCGTGACTATTATGTCATTCCACAAGCATCGGGTGACCCAGCAAATATGCCAAACCCGAATGGTTTATATAAAAATCCAGGCGCAGAAAATATTCGTCTGCCGTATCGTAACGCACTTCTTATCAACGGTGTGTATGACAACTCAGGCGGGTTTCGTTATGATCAACCTTCAACCACAATACGAATGGAGATGAAACAAGATAAAAAAACAATAGATGGTTCGGATGTATTTCTAGAAAAAAGTATTTTAGTACCGCTTACCATAACAAAAGGAGAAACTGATATATCGCTGAATACACCGTTATTTGGTGTAGGACAAAGTAAATTAAATTCAATACCGGACAGTAACGGAAATATCGTGCGCGAATGGCTTGATGGTAGTATCGACTTAAATTTACCTGATTTCGCAAGAACTACGCGTAAAAATATACATACAGGTGAGGCCGATTATGGAGATATCCGGTATTATTTAAGTGTCACACTACCAAGGACCTTCGTTGTAATCAACGATTATATACAAATATCTGGGAATCGGATTACCTTCAAACAAAGCACACAGACAACCACGACCCTCTTAAACCCAATTTCTATTAAATTTCTTCAAGAGGAAACGCCGGTGTATAAAAGGTCGAATCAGCGTATCGGAGATATGGCAGGTTATGTAAATACAATCAAAATTATTATCAAAAAATCGACACCAACCTTTGTAAATCAAATTCCTGAATTCAATACAAATGATATCAGAACCATTTATAAACTACCGGATCTTAATAAAATGACGTCCGAGGGCTCGTTTGTATTGACACCGCCAGAATCAACCAATAAAGAACCTACGGGGTTTATTACATTCAGTTCATCGAATGAAAATTTATTGAAATTGCGTGTTACAGGAAGTGGTGCCTCCTCTGTATATACAGCATTTATGTATGGTTCAGGAACATCGACGATCACCGTAACTCAAGCCGCAACCGTCAATTTTAACCAAAAGATCGCTACGTTCGACGTAAATGTATTTGAAATAACTCCCGCTATTATCAATTGTAATACAAACCTTTTTTATACAAATCCATACAACCGCCAATTTTGGACACGTTTCAAACCGGAATGTCGTTCTTCAAATATGGTTGATAGTATAACAGGTCAGTCGCTTACGGTAACTCAAGTGGACGAAATATATGATATGCGGCGTAAGGCCGAAATATTGAAATACAATAAAAATGTTGGCGGGATGACGAAAACCCAGAAATATGCGAAAGCAGCGCGTGGTGAGCTCATGCGGAATATCGGGAATTCGTCGAGATATACAACAGATACGGCGAGTCCATTCGCGTTGATTTGCCCACCTACCGCCGCCAACAGCCGGATATTATGCGGACTTACAACTGCGTGTGGTGTGCCTGGTCGCGAACGTTTATTATGCTACGATCCATCTATCAATTTATACAATTATAGACGTACTTATCAATACGAAGCGGGTCTTCAACTCACGCTGAATATTCCAACAACCATTTTAACCGAACCAACGAATTTACGGATTAGTAATTATGATAACGTGAATAAACGCGTCACTCTAACATGGGATGCACCAGATTCAAATGGCGGGCTTCCCATTACCGGTTATGTCATTACATATTCTACGAATAACAAAACGTGGGCGCCATATAAAAGCGTATTTCCATACAAGCCGGCCCCTGGTGCGCCGCCGCCAACGTTTAATCCAGTCAGTGGTGAAATCAACGGAAATTCAGTAATATTTGAAAGAATACCGGGCTCTATCGAAATTCTTGATAATACGGTCTATTATTTGTCGGTGTTTTCTGGGAATGAGAGAGGGTTATCGAGTGTTCCGGCAACAATCACCCTGAAGACATCATCGGTGCCGTCGATTATTAATGATTTCGGCTTTACAATTACGTCGGATGAACGGCAAAATCTGATGGTGGATTTGAAATGGACAGACCCGTCCAATACCGGAAATAGTGGAGGTGCGGCAGGTAGTAGTGCTAGCGGGACGGCGACTGCGGCGGGTTCGACGTCATCGTATAATGGCCCGCCAATTACCGCGTATAATTTATATTATAGAAAGGTGCCGGATACTACATGGACAAAAGAAACTCTAACTACATCGAATGTTATCATCCCATCTGTCGGTAGTCAGTCGCGACGATATGTTTTGCGCAACTTATTGAACGAGAATAAGTATCAGATCAAAATAGAACCTATCAACAGTGTCGGAGTCGGACCTGAATCGGCTATTATTACGGCAAGAACGCTTATGAAACCAGGTGTTCCAACAAATATAATTATTAGTTCAAAATATGGGTTGGTACCGCCAACTATGACGGATATTTCACGTAATTATATTAATATTACGTGGAACAAGCCAGATACTGGCGGGGCATTAATAAAATATTATAATATTACGATTACACCACCAACATCGATTGGTTCAGGCATTACATATCCATATAATATCACTTCTACTGATACTAGAAAAACGTACAGCGCTAATATAGCTATTATTAATAGTGTTTATTTGGTGGATGGTTCATATTCTATTGTCATGGAAACATATAACGGTTATTTGACGAGTAACGAAAGTACGCGGATGTTTGTAACTATAGATCCGACATCTGCGAAGCCGGCTATATTTAATATTGAAGGTTATTATACTGCTGCGGGTTTGTCGTACGCAGAAATGACTTTTTCGATTAATACGCAATGGCAATCTGGGAATCCGATATTAAATGTCACCGTGAATGGAATGAATGCGCCATATATCGCGAATGTAAATAGCGATAACCAACCTATAGCAGGAACTGGCGAGCACAAGATTCGTATTCCATCTATGTTATCCGGTTCAGAAATCATTATTGTTGGGACAGAATATATGGTTACGTTAACACTCCTATTTCAGAATGGTCTGCAACAGAGAAGTGAGGTATTCATTTATACTCCAGAAATCAGATATTTGTCATTATAGTTATTCTCTCAGCGTAGGATCGATACAAATGTCATGGCGTGGATATACTTGCCCAGACATACATTTATCACTCGCTTCAACCTTGACACAACTACGGAAACCACGGTCCTCGCCAATATAACAATAACCGCCTTTTCCGCTTTGATGTTTCTGAGTTACACTCGTACTATCATCGGCACGTGGGGCCGGACCAGAATAACTGCGGTCAGCTTTATCTAAAAATGTGTATTTTGCGTCGTCTTTTAAGAAACCAGGTTTCTTATCGCTGCTGTTTGTTGAGTCTGGTGGGACCGGGGGACGATGTCTCGTCATCGTGGAAGCCGATGAAGCAGGAATTTTCTGGCGTTTTACTGATACTGTCGGGCTATCGCTGTCGCTGTCGCTATCGCTGTCGCTGTCGCTGTCGCTGTCGCCATTTTGTGGAACTTCAATATTTGTGTATCGAGAGATGAACTCGCGCCCTTTTTCTTCCATCGATTTAAAAATTGCGTTTATCTTATCGCCAAACTCGCCCATTCCTAAATGAAAGTCGCCATTTGCGGATAAACTACTCCACATGAACCACGCAATAATAACAATAAAAATAAACTTCACGAATGTCCAAATCGAAAAAAAACTATCGTCGGCATCCGAGTTGACGATATTGTCTGTTCCGCGATTCGTCTCGAGTGATATTTCGGGCATCTTCATCTCTCGGAATGTTTCTTGTGCCTTTTCTTTTATACTAGATAGCCCGGACTTTGACATCTTGTAGGCGGAAGATAGCCCGCTATTTACGCTTTCATTATTCGTAGGTGCGCCGATTTTCGTGAATTTAAAGGTTGGAAGTGACATCTTTCTATATATACTGTAGATATAGTAGATATAGACATAAATAATACTACTCATATGGACTATATTTTTTGTGACTGGACGGCGGCGGCGGAGATGCGAGCGTCTGCGGCTGCGTCTTTTGAGACGAGTCAATATCGTCGTCTTTTTTTCTCACGATGGTATTCATCGAATTCAAAGCTTCGAGTCGTTTAATCGTGCGTTCTAAATCTCCGTTTTTATCACCAGAATAACCCGCCGATGAAAAGAGATAATCGGTGTCTGGACTAATTTCATGTTGTTTGATCTGTTTATATACCGAGTTAATATTCGCAACCGCGGTTTCAATCACCAGACGATCATGTATCATCTCAATTTTGCTATCATATTCCGTTGTTAAAAGTGATATCGCAAAATAGACAATATAGCGCCGTTTTTTTCGAACACCTGGTGTAAATCGAATACAATATAACCGTAAAAGACTACTCACGATTTTTTGTGTAAGCGGTGAATGTTCTTCTGCGTCATTACTTCGCGCAATAATCATATCCCATATCATCCAGATTGGATCGAACTGAAGCTTGTCATCAACCGGAATATGTGACCGACGTTCGCATCTACACGTCTCCTTTTTCGCCTTACAAATGGTTTCAAATTCAACAATCCACTCCACCCAGTAACATGCTAAAAGTGTATTTTTAGAGTCACGAGAGATATGATATGCGAACTCATTCATCGCGATGAATATTTCTTTCGGGTCTCTTTCTCGGAAAAAATCCTGCGCATAATCCACGCGTGGCGCCTTCAGACGCTGCGACATCGTCGCAATATCATATTCTTCCTTCTTCTTTATTTTCACACTCTCGTATTTGTGCTGTCGCTTTGAGTTCGAGAGAACACATACAATTTCCGCGAAAAGCGACCGCATTTTGGGATGATTTCGCAGGCGGAGTTCATTCCCAGTATATCCATTTGATATAATCGATCTAAAACTCTCATACCGCATTTCAATATAAAGCGGGAGTTTAGGGTTAGCTAAATGAATATACTTACTGATAAACGTAATAATAATGTCCCATAGTTCGAGATAGTGCCCCGAACATACGAGTTCTGCGCTCCAATAACAGGCTGGTTCGATTTTAGAACTTGATAGACTATTCATCAGTTCTTTGCGTACATCTGTTTTTTTATAGGATGAAAACGTGATGCCGCGAAAGTCGCTTTCTCCTCGTATGTCGTTTATTTCGTTTGGGTCGGACATTTACGAGTACGAGTAGTATGAGTATCACGGGTAGTACGAGTAGTACGGGTAGTATTACTATGTCGGCGGTTTTTATTCACGCGAGAATAACGAGAATTATATTTTGTAATGAAATACTAGTAATGGCGGCATTTTATACATCATTTTCCGCGTATATTCGTTCCATCACACGATGGGAAATATTGACGTTTTTGTTTATATTGCTCATGATTGTATGTTTTATTAAGCGCGACCTTTCATTTCATGTTGAAGGGTTCGAGCAACGAGAAAAATACAAGGTGTATGAAAATGATACACTATTCGACAGTTTTTATGCCGACATCTATGATGAACTCTTTATTCAACCGAATAAAATCGAGGCCGAAGCTGATGAAGTTATTCATATTACTGGTGCTCTTGGTGGGTCCGACGCCGAGAAGAAGAATTTCAAGATTTGCGATATCGGTTGCGGGCGCGGCCATCATGTTCATGAGCTGAAAAAGAAGGGTGTCGCGAACGTCGTCGGGTGTGACAATTCAGAATCCATGCTTCAGAATGCGAGAGATTTGTATCCAACATGCAAATTCATCAAAGGCGATTTTATGAAGCCGATGTTATTTAGTGAAGAAGAGTTCAACGTTCTTACCTGTTTCTATTTTACGGTGTATTACGTGAAAGATAAGCGCGCATTCTTTCGCAATTGTTATCAGTGGTTGAAGCCCGAGGGATACCTCATTATCCACCTCGTGGATCGCAACCATTTTGACCCCGTCGTCCCTGGCGGAAAACCTTTGTTTCTCGTGTCGCCGCAAAAATATGCGAAGGAACGTATCACGAACTCCTTGGTGAAGTTCCGCAGTTTTCAATACAAATCAGATTTTACACCGCCACCACCAACTAAGAACGCCGCCGCGAGAGGAAGCAACAACCGAAATACCGGCGATAAAAATATCGGGAAGTTCGTCGAAAAGATCACCGATGATAAAACCGGCAAAGTTCGAGAGAATATTCACACCTATTATATGCCGACAAACCGAGAGATGTTGGAAATCGCGAAAGAAGTCGGATTCACCGTAACCGGACAAGTGGATCTGGTACATGTTTTAAACGAATATCAGTACCTTTACATATTAAAGAAGGTTGCGTAAGCCCTGCGGTCGCATTTTTATCCTTGTAATATAATGAATGATGTCGCGGCGGATACAGCGGCGAGAGCTATCCCGCCATTTTTCTTTCATTATATTATCGTGTTTTTGGTTGTCGTTGTAATCCTGTGTATTTGTGTATTGAAATTCAAATACTTATATTGGTATGATCAGGCGCTGACGTTTCGATTTACGTTGCGGCGGTTTTTTCGCGGCAGCGGCGGACGCCATCGAACGAGTATCATGAACTCGTTATCTCTCGGCGAACGATGTTATAATGCGGTTGTGTATTCTTTCTTACATCATGTGAATCATGATGCGGTTCAGGTGTTTCATGGAATAGATGAGAATGTTCCGTTCGAGAGAATCTCTCAATTATTGAATGATCGATCCAAATCCGAAGGCATACTCCATAAAAATGCGGGTTTAATCTCGGGCGATTCCTCTGATACGCTTCGTCTTATTCTCTCGCAAGAAACGTTTGGCCTTTCAGCATTCATCGGGGTATATTACGGTGATAAGTGTAATCATAATACAAGATCCGTTGTGATCAAAGGAGTATCAGTGCTGACACCGCGTATCATGATCTCGTTTGATTCGTCGCTTTCTATGTCGTCTTATAAGAGTGTATCGATTTATATGTCGGAATATCTTGCGTGGAATAAATATACGATGAGCGAACGCGAATCTCTCGAACTCATCGAAACAACAGAGTATATTCAGAAGTCTCGAGAGATTGCCGGTGAACAAACATTATATAGATATTGTGAGATTCCGTGGTTTGTTATTCCGTTTTCGACAGTGTATTCGTATGTGTTTAAAATTCCATCGGTGCCGGCATCGGCTCGCTCAGGGTTCGGGCATGGAATAACGGTTATTCCAGTATCCTCTGCGAATTTCGCTCTTTTTTATGCGTTTGTAAATGAACACACGAGAGATTTCAAGACATGTATTCTAAACGAAATCACACAACTTCAATCTCTCGTTGAACATGGATTATACCTGATCTATATGTTGATGTTGAATAATACACGCGTATTAGCGGTCTATCTATTTACGGATTCATCATCGGCATCGGCGGCGGCGGCGGCGGCGCTTATGAATGAAATACAAGTTTATCCTGCCGGTACCGCCGGTCGGCGTAATAAAAAAAAGACAAAAGGGAATCGTATCGCTGATCTTCACGAGTATGTGTCATCCACATCTACGGCTCTTGTTAAATATTTGCCACCTGTTATTCGACCAAAATATGACGCATTCGGAAAACGTATTTCGACAACGACACAAACAACGACCAAAATACCGATGCCGAGAGAATCCGTGGTTATGCGTCTGGTTTCATCGATACAAGATAAAACAATATGCGAAACATCGGATTTTTTGCGCGGATTTCAGTACATTTGCGAGAGAAACCGCAAAGGTCTTGGCATGGTTGTCATCGATACACTCGCACACAATCATCGAATAATCGACCCGTTGGTAATGATAGAATCGGTTTCATGGCCATTAGTAACAAAGGATAAATGGTATTACATTCTATATAATGCCATTATACACGAAGAAACATTATGTAAAGATATTTTGATGATATAGTGCCGCTGTGCTGCTCTGCTGCTCGGAACGTGTTCGACGTTCGACGATTATCTTCGATAATATAGGGTTGATGCCCGACGACCGCCAAACATACCGCCTCTACTTCCGGGACCACCACTACCACCACCCGAAGCGGCGTGCGTGAATGTATCTACCACGAATATAATGAATATGCCTAAAAAGCAATAGAGGACGAGTTCTTCGACGACATGACCGGTCTTCTCGTCCTTCTTCTCTTCAAGCATATGAATAATGTAGTTCAACTTTTCGATGAGTGCGGCGTTCGTTCCCGACATGTTTGAATTACCACTACTGCCGCTGCTATTGGCACCGCCACCCGCAAGTTGGTTTGCTAGCGTTTCAGCATACGGAACAAATTGTTCATAATATTGTGTCGCATACGTACTCGTTTTAGGATTTGTGCTAAATGCCGAGACATTCGTCGAGGAAGGGACCGCGGCATCTTTCTTTGGCGCACCAGAAATACCTGTCAGTTTTTCAAAATAGGGGGTAATTCCGGCCGTATTCGCGGATTCCATCCCTTCCAATAATGTAGAGGAATAAGAAGATGACGGATTTAGGGAATTCATTTGGGTCGTTTTGCGAACTACTTGTCCGGTTTTGCTAGATACGGTCTCCGCACCTCGAATAATCCCCGAATGAGATACATTCGTCGCATAAATTCCCATACCCTGCGCCGGATACGCCGGAAGCATCGATGAAGCATCATCCGGGTCTTCTTCGCTATCTTCACCTCCCTTACGATGAATGTTCTCTATATAATCCTTGATTTGCTTTATTTTTTTTCCGGCAACAGCGGCCATTTCATTCGGATTGGCGGACGATGAATCGTTCGTATTATGCGATAATTCTTGATTTCGCGGAATCTTTAGGGTGCGGTTCTTCAGGCCGCCGCCGCCTCCGCCGTTTCTGCGAATATTGTTCTTTGGTTCGTTGCTATTGTTAGTACTTTCGGCATATTCCGAAAAACCTAAAGATGTCATGTTCTCCTATAAAAAAATGAGATTTTAATTCGGTGAAGATTGTTCCAGTTATATACGAAAAATATATTTGTTATGTATATAAGACGAAAATGGTGAAATTGAATAAAGAACTCACTTTAGGTGTTTTATTGGTGGTGATCGTTATTATGGTTCTTAAACCCAACCTTCTCGGGTTTTTGTACAATAACGTCTTGGGTAAGCTTATCTTTGTCGCTGCTGTTGTGTTTCTTTCTTTGAAGCATACCGCTGCGGGATTGCTGGCCGTCGTGTTTGTCGCGATGGTTGCTTCGATGAGCGGCTATCACGGGTTCGAAGGTATGGCTGTTCCGGGAGAAGAGGAAGTCCTCGAAGGCGATGAGAACATGAAGAAAGACGAGAAGAAGTGTGAAGGGGAAAACTGTGAAACCAAGGAAGGTGCCGAGACGCAGGAAGACTTGGTCAAGGAAATCAGCGATAAGCTGAAGAAGAAGTAATGATCGAATGAGCGAATGAGCCACCGCCGATACTTGGCAGTATATATACACGATACAATACGGTTATCGTATATATAATTATATCTAGCATAATAGTAGTAATAATCACATTTTCCTATGGAAATTCTGTATTATATTCAATATATTTTGTCGTGGTTTTATCATAATGTGATCCATAATGACGCGACATATGCCGTGCTAAAAATTATGTTAATTATCGGTCTAGTTAGTTTATTGGTATATCGGGAATACGTGTTGTTTCTTTTGTTGTGCGTCGTGATACTTTCGTCCGAATGTTTTCGATGGATGACCGAAAATAACCGCGAATTCGGCGAAGTACAGAAAATGATAGCGTCGTCCTTATGGAGTGATAACGACCCAGCCTTTTTTTCAGCAATATCGGGTATCAACGATAAAGACGCACTCACAGATGGGGTTTCGCTATCTCGCGAAGGGTTTTCTCTCGGACTGCCCAAAATCATTCAGGGAGATGACAGCGGGAAAGACCATCGGCGATCAAACAAATTCATCGAAGAAGACAGTAATGATTTTACAGATAAATACTTTGAAAGCAAGCAGTGCTCGATCGGAAGCGGGGCTGGCGGTATTACGATGTTTGGGAGTAACGAACTGATTGGGGAATCGCGAACTGTCCAAATCAACCAGATATACGATTTTGCGAATAAAAGCACACACAACAATAGTAATGGTAGCACTAGTACGCGTGCCACCTATTTCATCGAGTGTGTGTATAACCCGATTAAACGAAGCTATGGAAAAGTCGGCACCTTTCGTCAGGTAAATAGTGACAAATATGTTGTCGGCGACTTTCGTGATATGAAAACACTCATGTATAACGATAGTAATAATCGCATCATCGATATCGCACGATGCCTCGCCCGGTTTAATACTGGACTATTATTCAATACAAAATCGGATATCACAGCAAATAGAAGTAATAGAATCACATTATCCGATAAAAAATTATCAGATAAAAAAGGTGAAGGTGATACAAAAATATCAGCAGATACAGCAGGATTCGTGTATATATCTCTCATCACCGGTGATAATAATGCCGATAAAATGGTACATATTCAGCCGCTGAATTCAGGGCGTGCTGGTGATAATCGTAGTGATAGCACATACAGTCAATTACTTCAATCTGTAAATTCAGACGAACGTTACAAAAATAATGATTCCTTAAAGCAGCGACATCTTAGCGTCTACAGTAAGGTATATGGGTTTCGCAAACGTATCGATGAAATTCTCTCGATGATGCGCCAACAAACCAAGAACGATGCTGCCTTATTATACACGATTCGTGTTGATGAAGCGATTATACAAGAGCTACGAATGATGCTTGGATATCTTGCGATTGTTCAACGAACATATGATATTATCAAGTATGAAACGGAATTAGGAACCGGTGATACCACAAAAGGTATTTATGTGACGAAACTGGCTATTTCTAGCCCTCCGCCGACTAATCTTGATGCTATTACTGTGACGCCTTCTACTATTGTAACCGGCGACACAAATATTTTTAAAATACCACACGATGACGATACGTATAATAGTATCGATGAAAAGAGATATTTATACGGGATTACCTATTATTTTGGTGGGCGACCGCATTAGTCTAGTCCTAGTCCTAGTCCTAGTCCTTCATAAAATATTATATTCACGTAATATAGACATATTGCGATACTATTATTATTCATTCGTTCGTATCGGGCGGTCAAATAATAAAAAATGGAATTAAGAACAATCGCAATTTTAGTATTGATGGCGACGATCGTCGTATTGACATCCGCATTCGGAGCGTACCAAGACGGGATCGAAAAACAGAAGGAGCGTGAGTTTGACACGAAAAAGAAGGCCGATAAAGCCGCCGATACTCCGAGTGCTCTTGTTGGCGCCTCAGGTGCGGCGACATCTTATAAACAAAGCGCTGCTCATCTCGATACATCCGAAAAGGTAGAAGGGCCTTATGTGAAAGAAGGTCCGAACGCATATCGCGGAAAAGCTGGCGGGTATGACCTACGCGACACCTATGACAGCGACGACAGCGGCGACAGCGACGACGACAGCGAAAGCGACGGAAAGCCAATGACAGAGTTTCAAAGAAAAATCAAATACATCAAAACGATATTTAAAGAGATATTTAGTAAATGGAGTGCTCAAGAACCTATCATGGCGCCGGTGAGTGTAGAAGAAGACCCAGATAACCCGCTGGGTGAAGGGTTTAAAATTCGCGAGAAATTTAAGAAAGGTGCGCGTCAAGGAATGCGAAAACTTAAAAACGCGTTTCGCGGGCGTTTCAAGTAGCGACTACGACGCCTAGGCGGAGGCATAGGCGCAAGAAATAATCTATTGTAATACTAATAGTTACAGTATTATAATGTCAAAACATAAGCGTAGTAGATCTTCGTCTTCGCGCAATAAAATAACGATGAAAGCAGGGGGGGGTGCGAGTGCTGCTGCCGCTGCCGCTGCCGCACCTGGAGCACCAAAACCACCGCAAGTCGGTGGAGCCCCGGGGTCGATTGCTTCATCTCCACTAATCCCTCCCATCACCTTGAAATCATTTACGGACCTTTTTTCCGGAAAAACAAACTTTTTTACACTACAATCACCGGCAAACAATATTATGAACTCGAAGGTATTGACCGCCGCACACAACTTCTTCCATAACCTGAATACAAGCACATTTTTCGCCGGTTTTGTCATGATTATCCTGAATATCGGGTCGCGGTATATCAACCTCGACTTGAACTCTTCGACAGAATCATGGATTAAATATTTGATGAGCAAAGAAGTCCTTGTATTTGCGGTGAGCTGGATGGGAACCCGTAGTATATATTACGCTCTTGTAATTACCGCATGTTTTACGATTGTAGCGGACCATCTCATGAATGTGGATAGCAAGTATTGCGTGATTCCGTCGAAGTTTAGGGACCTGCATACAATGACAGAAGAGAAGCATGGGCCTCAGAAAAATGTGAGCGATTTAGAAATCAGTAACGCATTACATACTCTCGAAAAAGCGAAAAAAGAGAAGGAAGAAACTGACCATTTAGAGATGGTGAAATATCACCAGATGTTCAAGGATGACACCTTTGAGTCGTCACAACCGGCGAAGGTGGGGGGCGGCGGTGGCGGCGGGAAATAACATAGCGTATTTTTACGAGAAGAAAAATAGAATGAGTATATAGTTAGTATAGTCATTCTGTCGGAATAAGGGTGTTGATGGCAGGATTATCAAGTTCGCATGACGATGGAGAATTTCCAGATTTTTCAAGAGCTATAAAAGAATCAGAGGCTTTACATAGTCACGACACTAAGGCAACAGCCGAACAAATTATAAATAATCCAATTTATGGGCTTTCAGATAATACACCCGCTGCTTCATGTTGGATTCGAAGCACCTTTCAAATGTTAATGAACACTCAAAAATACAGAACATGGATTGATGATACATCAAGAACCGAATGTACGAATTTTCGCACTATTTTTCAAAGTGTTATTAAAAAGAATGAAGTATATCCATTTGGCAGAAAACCACGTGTTATTCAAATTGGGGATTTACTAAGAAAGTCACTAGATTATAAAGATATTTCAACTCATGATAATCCAGAAATACCATTATTCAATAAATTGTCTTCATATCTACAAGAAACATGTGAGGAATTATTAACACAAATATTCGGTTGTATCAACTTCAATAGTAAAAAAGTTAAATATTCTCTTCATTTGACTAGTGATTTAAGTGAATTTATTATTGATAATATAAATGAAGATAAAGATGATTCAGTATTTTCAATTTCATCTAATTTACAAACACGTATAAATGCTTCAAAAGTTGTAAAAATACAAACTGTATTAGATAATATACCGGTTCCGTTAAAAGATAGTAATGTTACAGAAAATTTTACCTTGGGGGTTCATACTGAGAGTAGAACCTTAATTTATGAAAT